CCTGTGACCTCCTGCACGTCAAGCAGATGCTCTACCAGCTGAGCTAACCGTCCATAAGTCATATCGACTTGAATAGTATACCACAGCCTGTGCAAAAAAGCAATACTTTTCTGTGATTTTTTATTTTTCTGAAAAGTAAAGCATTAAATGCAACAAATTTTCGGCTCTGTTTTTGTGGATTTTAGCGTAAAGCAAACAAGCCGCCAAGCGCACCCCGCTTGCGGTTATCCCTTATTGTTCATTTTTACCAGTGATTTTCTGCTTTCTATGTGCTTTATGCTGTCAAACCAAGCTCCCGCAGGCATTCGCGGAACATTGTGCCGGCGCTCTTATAGCCGAAAATTTTTCTAGGATAGCTGTTAATCCAGTTCTCCGTGGCTGCGATTTCTTCCGCTGTGACCTTTGAGAAGTCCGTGCCTTTCGGATGCCGGCGGCGGATCATGCCGTTCACATTCTCATTGCTCCCGCGTTCCCAAGAAGAATACGGATGACAATAGTACACCTTCGTCCGCTTATCTCCGGTGATGCAGGACTGTTCCAGCTGGTCGGCCAATGCAAACTCACTGCCGTTGTCAACTGTGATGCTCTTATAGATAATGCCAAACTTCTCTGCACCTAACTTCCGTTCCAGTGCATTGATTGCCCGCACGGTCGTCTCTGCGCGGCGATCTGGCACCACTATAATATTTTCGTTCCGGGTCTTGCGCTCAGTCAGCACCAGCAGCGCAACCGTGCTTTTCTTCTTGCCAGAATACACCGTGTCCATTTCCCAGTGTCCAAATTCTTCACGGTCTTTTACTTCCGCCGGGCGTTTTTCGATGCTCTCACCGGCAGGCGCACGAGCAGGATCCTTTGTTTTCACCTTTTTATAGTCGCCCTTATGCACTCCATGTCTGGGCAGAGCCTTTTGCGTCAAGTTCAGGAACACGCCCTTTTTGATGTAGCTGTATATGGTAGGCACCGATATATGCGTTTTGAATGTCCGTCCTTCTTCCAAGGCATAACCATACACAGCAGCCGGTGAACAGTCCTTATCTATAATGGTCTGCTCGATATAGCTTGCAAGCTCATGATCCTTGCCAATCTTAAGGTTTGGCCCCTTCTCCCGAAGATGTGCCTGATACCTTTGTTCTGCAATATCCGGGCTATATGTAGGAATCAGCTTCCACGTCTTACCGTCCAACTTGTCGTAGCTGCCGCGTTTCAGTTCCCGGTACACCGTGGACGGGTCAACCCGCAACCTGTCTGCGATTTCCTTTACTCTCAGCCCATCTTTCAACCACTTTTCAATACGGATTCGGTCTGTAAGCGTAAGCTGTTTGAACACTCGCACGCCGTTTTCCTCCTTTCGACTATGGCGTTTATTTTCGTTTTAAGCGTAAATTATACGGTATACCGTTGTCAATTCGCAATTTTTCCACACTTTGCACATTTCCTTTGTGCAAAACTTCCAGACAAACAAAAAATGCCCCGCCAGCAATCCATCCGGATGCCAGCGGGGCATTTTCATTTCAGTGCAGAAGCATCGTCAGTTCATAGGCCACAAGGCCGGAAACCAGCGCCGCAATCACAGCCCACCAAAGTTTGTTCCCAAATGTTCCTGGGGCTTTTTCCAGCGCAGTCAGGCGGTCGTCCTGCTTTTTGTTTTGAGCCGTTACAATTTCAAGACTCTTGTTTGTGTTTTCGAGTTGCTGGATGGTCAACTTGATATTGGTGTTCATGCCGTTTACTGCATCGGTCAGCTTCCCCAGCTCGTCCAGCCGGTGGGTGTTGCTCTGTGCACGGTTTTCGACCGCTGTCAGGCGATGTTCCAGTTCCTCGTCAGTCATTACGCTTGTTCTCCCCCACGTTACCGAAGTGGGCCACAGTAGTGGTTTCTGCGGATTTCTTTTCCATGTAATCTTCGAGCCTCTTCTTGGTGAAGTCGAACACAAGCTGTACGATCCAATCCAGCGTCCGCTCATTGATTACCCAGTCCAGCCAGTCCGGGGTGTAGCCGCGCAGCACCGCGATAACGTGCGCTTTCTTCTCTGCGCCTGCACCCGCGCCGAACTTTTCTTCCGCGTTGACGATCCACTTGTACACGGTCTTTGCGACCACAAGGCCGTAACCCAGACGTACCGCCGCCAGCGCCGTGACCACAAGGCCGACCACCATAAAGATGACAGCCAGCCATTCAGGGAATGCCATCAGAAAAACTTTCAGAATGTTCTCCATACTGTTTTCCTCCTACTCTTAACCAACCCAACGGCTCTTTGCCGCGCGGGTGTCGATATGTACCCAGCCGTGAGTACGGTCGGCGCGTCCTTCCTTCGGGTAGCGGCCAATGCCGCCGCGGTTCGGCAGCAGGGTCTCGGCATATGCCGCAATCTGCTCCACCGTCACGCCGGAAATCCAGATGTCAGCAGCCTTGCCGTAAAGATGCTGAGAGAACTTCGCAGCATTCTTGATCGTGGCATTCTTGCTGGCCGTTCTGAAACCGCTGGTGATGTTCACCGGCTTCCCGAAGTGATTGCGGATTTTCTGAAGGATTTCCACCAGCTCCGAATCAATAAAGATCGGGTCGGTGTTATCCGAACAGCGGAACTCCCGCACCTTGAAGGACGGAGAGAGGTTCTTCTCGCCGTCCTTCGCCCACGAATACGCGTTAATCGCCATTGTCGTTTTCTCCTTTCTGGCTCAATGCCATTTTGCAGCCGCTCGACCCACACTCAGCCACCAGCACGGCAAATTCGCCGCGCTCTGCGGTCGTGTCCACACCACTGGTTTCTAGCCGGGTCAACAGCTTCTCACACAGCTCAGGCCACGTCATAGTCGTCACCGGTGATGCGCTTGTAATCCTCGGCGGTGATCTCGCCCTTGTTTACGCGCCCGGCCAGAACCTTCTTGACGGCAACGCGGCGACTGATGGGCATTTCGGCCCAAGTCTTAGTGCCGGCGATCAAACGGTTTGCCCAAATTTTATCCATAGTCCTTTACCTCCTTATTCCTTGTTCAGCGCTGCGTCCAGCTCACACAGCGCGGTTTCGATGTCGGTCAAGCGCTTCTCGTTGGCCGCGTCCTGTTCGCACAGGGCATCTTCCATTTCAGCCACACGGTCGGGCAACTGTTCGTGCTCCTGCTGCTTCTTGGCTGCGGCTTCCTTCTCCTGCCGGGTGGGCAGATTGTCCTTTTTCCACTGAATCATGGTGACTGTCCTCCTTACTGGAATGCGCCGGAGACGGCTTCGATGTAGCCGCCCTCGCCGGATTCGCCGCGCTCCACGCTGACGCGGAAGTTAAACGCCGCGCCGTTGGTGGCGGTCTTATTCTCAAAGACGATGTTCACGCCTTTTTTTACCTCGGTCGTGGCATCCTGCCAGACCGGGGAGCTGTCGAGTGCGTTGTTGGTCACTTCGGCTTTGAACTTCGCATCATCGGGGATGGAGCCGGTCACCTGAAGAACGGCAACGGTAATGTCGCCCTCAACGGCCAACGGTTCAGCCAGCGTCACGCTTGCGGCGTGGACGGCCTTGGTAAAGGTCGCGGACGTGCTGACGGTTTCCTTGCCGTCGCTCACCTCAACGGTGATGGTGTGGTTGCCGTTCAGGATTTTCTGGAATCCGGCAGCGCTGGCCGTCTGCTCAAAGGTCAGGGCCGTGCCGCTGGCAACGCCGGTGCGGGTCTTGGTGGTCTTGCCGTCCAGCTTTTCGGTGACGGTCAAGGTGTCGCCGTCGGCATCCCTGACGGTGTACTTCCACGCAAAGGCCGCGTTCTTCCGCCCCAGAGCTGCGCCGTCCGTGCTGACGGTAGGTGCAGTGTTGACACTGACCGTGCCATCGTCAGAGACCACGAGTGTAGAGGGAAGAATGAAAGCGGGGCGAACACCATAGGAGTTGCTGCACCAGTAGTTGACGTTGGATCCATCGGTGTTGACGTACCAGACGTTGCGGTTAACGCCGGTGAGCGGAGAGCGCAGCCACCAAATGGCAGCGGAGCTGCCATTGTATGCAATACGCTTGCTGTTACCGCTGGAGCTGTTGCCAAAGTATGCCAGCCTCACACCGTCCTTCGGGAAATAGCCGTTGTCGCTGGTCGTCCAACCAACCTCATAACCAGACAGCAGGAACACTTTGGTGCTCAGGCCGTTGGAGCCGGTGGCAAGGCTGCCGCCGGAACCAGTGCCGTTCTGGTACGGGATTTTCACCTGCTTAATAGCCGCCCGGATGTTGCTGTCGATGAGGTTGTAGAATGTTCCGTTCAGGTATGTGTGGATGCTGGAATCCTTGTAGGAGTTATTGTTGCCGAACGTGGACGTTGTGTAGATGTCCTTCATCAGCAGCCACGTTCCGGCGCAACTCGAATCATAGGTGCTGGTATTCGGATTGCCCTGCTGCACGACAATAAAATCTTTGGACGCGCCGTTGACCTTGATTTTGACAATGCTGCCAACGGCTTTTGTGCCCAGTTTTACGTTTGCCATTGTTACCTCCTTGTTTTCGTTCAGGCCCACGGCATGATCTCCGC